ATAAGGGCTTTAACTGTCAGAAAGGAAAAATGATGTTGAAAGCTATCCTGAAGTTTTTCTTCCCCACCTCGTTTGAGGAAGATGTTTCTTTTGAAAGCGCACCTAAAAAGAAGACCCAACCGAAAAAAATTGTTGAAGCGAAAGCAACCTTGACCCCTGCAAAGAAAAAAAGGGGGAGACCTAAGAAAGCAAAAGCATCATAATGCTATGGAAGAATCGGGAGACTATGTCTATAATTTCGCGGGATGTCAGTCTCCCTGCATCCCCGGCGGGTGTAGCGTTGTTCCTTTCCGCTCCCCGCCGTCATTCTTAGGAGACAGTGAATGAACAATCTTGCTTTGATAAAAGCAAAGATAGATACACTTCCCATAGAAGATCAGAAGGAGATGCTCGACCTGATTGTCGAGTTGGAAGAGGCGAAAGAGCGCGAAGAGTCTCGTGTTGATTTCCTGACATTCGTGAAGAAGATGTGGCCCGCCTTCATTGGTGGTCGGCACCATGAGACCATGGCCGATGCTTTTGAGCGTGTGGCAAATGGAGAGTTGAAGCGTCTGATAATCAACATGCCACCCCGACATACCAAATCAGAGTTTGCTTCGTATCTCTTCCCCGCATGGTTTCTTGGAAGATACCCGGAGAAAAAAATCATTCAGACGGCACACACTGCCGAACTGGCGGTGGGTTTTGGCCGTAAGGTCAGAAACCTGATAGGCCAAGATGATTTCCAAAGCGTGTTTCCCGGTATAGAGTTGTCATCTGACTCCAAGGCAGCGGGCAGATGGAACACAAACAAGCGGGGAGATTACTTTGCTATTGGTGTGGGTGGTGCAGTCACTGGTAAAGGCGCTGATGTCCTCATTATTGATGACCCGCACTCGGAACAAGAGGCGGCACTGGGGGCTTACAACGCAGAGGTCTACGAGAAAACATACGAATGGTACACATCTGGACCAAGGCAGAGACTCCAGCCGGGGGGGGCCATCATAATTGTGATGACTAGATGGTCTACCAGAGACCTGACAGGTAAAATCATCAAGTCTGTTACCCAAAAAGAGGGTGTTGACGAGTGGGAGGTCATAGAACTCCCCGCAATCATGCCGTCTGGCAAGCCATTGTGGCCTGAGTTTTGGCCGATTGACCAACTTGAGTCTCTAAAAGCTGAACTTCCTGTATCAAAATGGTCTGCACAGTACCAACAGAACCCCACTTCAGAAGAGGGGGCGCTAATAAAGCGAGAATGGTGGCAGGAATGGGAGAAATCTGAGCCTCCATCTTGTGAAGCCATCATTCAAAGCTGGGATACGGCTTTTTTGAAGACACAAAGGGCTGATTATAGCGCCTGTACAACGTGGGGAGTGTTCTATCGCGCAGATGAGAACGGAGACTCACAGCCAAATCTTATATTGTTGGACGCATACAAGGAAAAGCTAGAGTTTCCCGATCTTAAAAGAGCGGCATACGAAAAATACTGGGAATATGAGCCAGATCAAATGATTGTTGAGGCAAAAGCTGCTGGATCTCCCCTTATATTTGAGCTAAGAGCTATGGGTATTCCTGTGACAGAGTTTACACCTTCACGAGGCCAAGATAAGATAGCTCGTGTAAATGCAGTTAGTGATTTATTCGCCAGTGGTGTTATATGGTGTCCTGCAACAAGGTGGGCTGATGAGGTTATCGAAGAATGTGCCTCTTTCCCATCTGGAGATCACGATGATTTAGTTGACTCCACCACTCAGGCTCTGTTGAGATTCCGTCAAGGGGGTTGGATTAGATCCTCTATGGATGAGTGGGACGATGAACCGATCTACAGAAGGCCGATTGAGTATTATTAAGGGGATTTAAAATGGCAGTCGAAAAACAGATGACACCATCCGATGTAGATACTGAGGATACAGATGCTGTCGAGGTAGAAATCGTAAACCCTGAAGCGGTTTCTATATCTGACAATGACGGTGCAATGGTTATCGACTTCTCTGGAGATGCAGTTGATGAGATTATGGGGCCAGAACATGATGCCAATATCGCTGAATATATGGACGATTCAGACCTTGAGTCATTGGCATCTGAACTTGTAACTGACTTTGAAAGCGACAAGCAGTCCCGCCGTGACTGGGCCAGAAGCTATACCCGTGGTTTAGATCTTCTAGGAATGAAGATCGAAGAAAGAACTCAGCCTTGGCAGGGTGCAGCAGGTGTATTTCATCCCCTTCTCACAGAAGCGGTGGTTCGTTTCCAAGCTCAGGCCATGGGAGAGTTGTTCCCTGCCTCCGGTCCTGTAAGAACAAAGATTGTTGGTCGTAAAGACGCAGAAAAAATTGAACAGGCGCAGCGTGTAGAAGAGGAGATGAACTATCTCCTGACAGAAAAAATGACTGAATACAGAGATGAGACAGAGCAAATGCTTTTCCGTCTTCCTCTAGCTGGGTCTTCTTTCAAGAAGGTTTATTATGATCCTCTCATGGAGCGACCTGCTGCCATGTTTGTCCCAGCAGAAGACTTTGTCGTTTCTTATGGAGCTTCTGATCTGGCTACATGCCCACGATATACGCATGTGATGAAGAAAAACGCTAATGAGATTGTGGAGCTTCAGGTCAATGGTTTCTATCGTGATATAGAGCTTCCAGATCCTGAGCCAGATTATTCTGACATACAAGAAAAGTATGATGAGATTGAAGGAGAAAGCGCTGTCATCGAAGATGATGACAGGCACACAATTCTAGAGTCTCATGTTGATTTAAATATGCCGGAGCCATTTGATGATCCAGATGGCATAGCTCGTCCATATGTTGTTACACTTGACAAGTCATCAAAGATCATCCTTTCGATAAGAAGGAACTGGTATGAGAATGATCCCAAGAAGCGTAAAAGGCAGCACTTTGTACATTACCGTTATTTGCCGGGGCTTGGTTTTTATGGAACAGGTCTTATCCACCTTATCGGTGGTCTTGCTAAAAGCGCCACATCGATACTTCGTCAGCTTATTGATGCGGGTACGCTGTCTAATCTTCCTGCTGGCCTCAAAGCTAGGGGTCTTCGTATTAAGGGTGATGATTCGCCTCTCATGCCGGGTGAGTTCAGGGATGTGGACGTACCGGGTGGTGCAATCAGGGATTCGATTGCATTCCTTCCTTACAAGGAGCCATCCTCAGTTTTATATCAATTGCTCGGAAACATTGTTGAAGAGGGGAGAAGGGTTGGCTCCGTTGCGGACGTACAAGTTGGAAACCTCAATCCACAAGCTCCAGTAGGAACAACACTCGCCCTCATGGAGCGAAGCATGAAGGTGATGTCTGGTGTGCAGGCCAGATTACATGCAGCTTTAAAAAGAGAGCTACGTTTACTGTCTGTTGTAATTAAAGATTATATGCCTTCAGAGTATGCCTACGAGATGGATGGTGATTTTGATCGCCGCAAAGATTTTGATGAGCGTGTAGATGTAATTCCAGTGTCTGACCCGAATGCAGCCACAATGTCTCAGAGGGTGGTTCAGTATCAAGCTGCTCTTCAGTTGGCACAACAGGCTCCTAATTTGTATGACATGGGCAAGTTACACAGGCAGATGCTAGAAGTTCTTGGAATCAAGGATGCTGATGAGATCATCAAGTTGCCCGATGACATCAAGCCAGCAGATCCGGTTACAGAAAACATGGCTATGCTCAAGCAAGAGCCTGTCAAAGCGTTCAAGTATCAGGATCATGAGGCCCATATCCAAGTTCACTTGGCTGCGGCACAAGATCCGAAACTCCAAGAGATTGTTGGTCAAAGCCCATTTGCTGGGGCAATCCAAGCAGCTATGGCCGCTCACGTTACAGAACATGTGGCATTCCAGTATCGTAAAGAGATTGAGAAAAATCTTGGTGTGGGCATGCCGGATGAGGAGAAGCCTTTGCCAGAAGATGTTGAGATTGAAATATCTCGCCTCGCATCTGAGGCTGCGGCAAAGCTATTAAAGAAAGATCAGGCAGAAATGGCACAAGAAGAGGCCATGAAGCAACAGCAAGATCCACTTACTCAAATTCAGCAGCGTGAATTGGCCTTGAAGGAAGCAGAGTTTGAGCATAAGAAACAACTTGATGTTGCCAAATTGCAGTCAGAAGCTCAGGCCAAGGCTGCAAATGTTGAAGTACAGA